GGTAGCGTTGGTGGCTCGTGAACTTAAGAACATAGCTAAGGAATTAAACATAACAATCGTAGCGTTATCTCAGCTTAGTAGAGGTGTCGATAGACGAGAGGGTTCAAGACCTACGCTATCTGATCTTAGAGAGAGTGGAGAGATAGAGCAGGCATCAGATATTGTTATGCTTGTATATAGACCAGAATACTATGGTATTATGCAGGATGATAATGGGAATGCTACAGAGGGATTGGTTGACCTTATCTTTGCTAAGGGTAGAAATATAGGTACTGGAACTTTACCTCTTAGGTTTGAGAAGGAGTACACTAGGTTCAGTGACCCTACAGATTATGGTAATGACTATGCATCTGTTAAAGGAGTTGATACATCCCAAGCCTTCTAAGTTATGGATTGGGACTTTGAGACTACATCTAACTTTATAGTAGGGTGTGTATTTATACTTTGGTTTATTAATAAAATTATAAGAGACATATGAAAATAGGAATAGCTAACGCAATAGAAGAAGCAACTAATCATTTTGATAAGTTAAATATAAGCGAAGATGAAACTATAATAATTAAAAAGTTACTTGAGTTTGCTTACGAATATAGGAATGTAGAGTTTATGAGTATTGGAACGAGAGAAAGAAATATAGTGGAGACTAACGCTTGTTTATCTAACATTATACTAAAACACTTTCCCTTTCCTTTAAGAGTGATATGTTCAATATTTAAGAAGCATCACTCTAGTGTAATACACTACAGAAAGCTACACGATAATTGTTTAGTACACGATAAGCAATACCTTAAGCTGTTTAAAGCATTGAATGAGATGGCTAGAGATCTTTTGTTAGATGCTAAATCCCATGATGAGGTCTTGTTAAAAATTGGTAGTAGTAAATCATTTAAAGATGACCTTATTTCTGAATTAAAATTCACTATCACATCGCTAAAAGTTATGAATAGTAAACTTAAAGAGGAGTTGTATATTATTAAAGAAAAAGAGATGTATGAGAAAAGAAATACACCATGCGACAGTATACTATAAGTGGAGGACAATTAGGATGAGTAAAGGTGTTGAGGTTAAGTCTAAGAAGTGGAACAATGATAAGCACGAGACTTGCATTACAGACCTAGAGCCTTTAGAATTAGAGAATAATAAAAGATTCTGTAGTTCCCTAAATCATAAGCATAAAGCTAAGGCTGGTATAGAAATAAAAATAACCAAAATTGTGAGTCATAAATTCTTATGTATGTCTCACGATGTTTACTAAACTACGTATGTATTACAAAGGAACTTTAACAGATATGAGTACTAGAAAAGATAACGGACAACCTAACTCTATAAAATTTAGAGATAAGTCTGTATTTGAGGTGTTGACTCATTTTAGTATGATGATAGAAGATTGCGAACTAAGCGAGGTTACTATAAAAATAAAGAAAGATAGTCTAAAGATTTTAGACCATAATAAGAATAAGCCTCATTACAAAGACTTATAAGTGAGTACCATACTTGAGTTGGGCATACAGTGAAAAAGTCCTACGGAGGGGTCTGTAGGCAGTCAGTGTCAAAGGTAGAGATTAAGTCACTCTACCCTTGGCTTTGGACTATCTAATTAAAATATACAAAATGAAAAATTACATAAGTAAATTTAAAGTAGGAGATAAAGCAGTTAAGTTAAAGGGCTATGCTTTCCCTTGCACAATAGTTTCAGTATTCACAACTCAAGAAGGTAATGTTCGAGTAGTAGGAGAGATGGATGAGTATGGTTTGCTTCACATATTTAACGAGAATCAATTAGATTTAAGTAATGAATAACATTAATTTTTATCTAGAAATAGGTTGGTGGATTCAAGTATCTCCACTAGCTAATGCAGATTCAGGTTGGATATGTGGATTATACAAGAGGGGTGTTAAGACAGGTAACTGGAGTACACAATACTCTAAGAAATTTAAAACTCCTAGCGAGGCATACTCTTGGGGAGATACAATAATAGATGCAGAAATTAATAAACAATTATGATTTCAAACGTAGTAATATTAGTAGCCACTATTACATCAGTAGTAGTAATTATAGAATCATTTAATAACAAATAAAGTTATGGCTAAATTTAGATGCAAAAAGTGTGATACTCAAAAAGAAATAGCTAAACACACTATGAAGATAGTGAATGGAGATGTTGTCTCCCCAGAGGCTATGTGTTGTGAAGAATACATGGATTCTATAAGAGATAGTAACGGTCTTGGTGGTATAATTAAAAGACCAGGAGGTCGAATAAGGGGCAGAAGATGATACAACATATTTCATTAATCATAAGAGAGATAAAAAATGTCTGGAATAATTTCAAAAATGATCCGAATATCAATCAAGAAAGGTATGACCTTAAATGTTTTACGGAGATACCTGAGGATGAAGTACAGAATACTTGTAAGCGAAGCTGTGCTTGTAAAAAGAAAGAAGAATATAAACAATTAAAGAAAAGAGATGCAGGAAAAGATAATAAAAAAGTGTAACGAGATAAGAGACTTGTTAGTAGGCAAAAATAAGGCTTATGGTAACGCAGTGTTTGATAGAGGTGTGTTGTTTGATGTCGAGCCTATATACGCTATTCAAGCTAGGATAAATGATAAGATGAATAGAATAAAGAATAACAATCATTATAATAGCGAGAATGATTTACTTGACCTTACTGGATACCTTATACTTCTTCAGATAATGAAGGAGGACATGGATGCTAATATGAATTGGGATTTCAATAACAATGTAAATGGTAAGTCAAATGAAGAAAGAACCTAAGTTTGAAAAAGAATCTGATAGAGTAAGGGAAGAGGCAACTCTTCGCATACTATTGGAGGGTAAAGACCTAACCTTTAAGCAGTTAGATAGGTATGCCCCTGTAGATGCAGAGATAATAGATAATAAGACTATGAAGGTTGTTTCCTTATGCGAGGTAAAAACAATGAGTCTGAACATGATTGATATAGAAAGGGTTAGGACTTCTGTACGAAAGATACAACACTGCCAGAAAGAAGCCTTAACTAGAGACTTACCTTTATGTATAGCTTGGAGATTTAACGATGGTATAGGCTATATATGGATGAAGGAAATAACTAAAGCCACAGTTGAGTGGGGTGGTATGAAGAACCCACGAGCAGGATCTATATGGGATAGGGAACTCCTGTTTTATATAGATTTAGATTTACTAACTATAATTAAATTTTAAACATGAACAAGATGCAAAAAGATCAAGAACAGCAGTACAAGTACTTAAAGTTTGACTGCGAAATGAGAGCTAAGGCTGTAGAATTAGCCTCAAGTCTACCAACATCTAAGAACGTTAAGTCTTTGTTAGATAATACAGAGAAGATAGCTAAGTATATATTTGGTATGGTAGACCAACCAAAGGAAAAGAAATAATTTGTATCTTGCGTGTTATAAAATAATTATAATATGGCTAGAAATAAATTAGCAGGGACTAAGGTAGGGAATAGTAAGAGTGCTAAGTTCTATCAAGACAACCCTGACGCTAAGAAGAAGAAGGATAAGTATAACGCTAAGTATGGTGCTAGCTTATCTAGGAAACTTTACAGATCTTTTCTTAACGCTATGAATAAGAAAAAAGGCAAGAAAGGTGATGGTAAGGATGTATCTCACACTAAAGGTGGAGGTACAGTCTTAGAGTCACAGAAAAATAATCGTGCTAGAAATCGAGGGAAGAAATAATTATTTCGTAAATTCCCATCATGCGATACAAGAGAAGAAAAGGTAAGCAGATAACTAACGCTAAGAAACATACTGAGGATGGAATTACATTCGCCTCAGGCTTAGAGTTGTATTGCTATAGAGCCTTAAATAAAGCTAAAATCCCCCATGAGTATGAGGGCAAGACCTTCGAGCTTGTAGAAAAATTCAAGTTCGAGGGTCTCCTTATGGATAAAGGAACCACTAAAGGAAAGAAAGTATTTAAGGAGATGACTGGTAACGTAAGAAACATATCTTACACACCTGACTTCATAAACTTAGATGCAGGATTTATAATAGAAACCAAAGGATTAAGAACCCCAGTGTTTAGTATGAGATTCAAATTGTTTTTGAAATACCTACATGATAGTGATCAAAACTTAGACGTATACATCCCATCGAATCAAAAAGAAGTTAACGCAACAATAGAATCCATACTAGATAGGGGAACCTTTAAAAAACAAAAATTATGAGCAACAACGAGAAAGATGACTTTATCATAGACTCTGCAAAGAGAGCTGAAAAATCAAAGCAAGATATTTTAGATTCTTGGATAGTAGATTTAACTGAAAAAGATCAGCCTGATGCATGTAGCATAGATGATGAGGACTGTGAGGCTTGTGGTTCGTAGTATGGATAACAAGAAGAAGCAACCACCAAAGGGTAATGTTAAGTTTAACATAACCTTATCTGAGGAACAAAAGATAGCTAAGGAGCAGATACTAAACCATGCATTCAATTTCATTGTTGGAAAGGCTGGCTCTGGTAAGACGCTTCTAGCTGTTCAAATAGCTTTAGACA